CTACGGCACAAGCCTATTAAGACCCCTTCTCAAAATCCAAGCCCTAATTGACCAGTTGGAAGATGACATGGCTGTTATCGTGCACACTTACGCTAAACCCATGCTTGTTGTTAAGGCTGGAACACCAGAGAGACCCTTCAGCGACACACAACTGTCCCAACTTGTTGAAGCCTTCAGAGACCGCAAACCAGCCACGGACGTTTTCGTGCGTGGAGACGTAAACGTGGATGTTATTCCAAGCTTGACAAAGGATGTTAACGTTAACTTTTGGCTTGACTATCTACTACGGCAACGTGAAGCCGTCTTAGGCGTGCCAAAAATATTCTTAGGCTATTCAGAGGGAACCAACCGCGCTTGTTACAGCGAAGACACTTATGTATTGACGGATAATGGCTGGAAGCTGCATCAAGACATTAAGGACGAAAAGATTGCAGTTTATGACCCGAAAACCGACACCATCAGATTTGAGAAGCCTTTGAGGCTATACGCCTACGATTATGAAGGTTCAATGTATCATTTCCATTCAAAGGCAGGCGTAGACATACTTGTAACACCTGAGCATAAAATGTTGTTCAAAACTTTTGAGTCTCCAAAATGGAGAGTTGACAAAGCTGAGAATTTGCCTAAACGGGTAATTTTTAAAGGTTTGGCAAAATTTGAAGGGGAAAAATCTGTTAAAGACTTTGTTCTGCTTCCTATAGAAATCAAAACTACACATGACAAAATCCTCAAGATTGAAGAAGCTAAAATAATTAAAATGGATGATTGGCTTGAGTTTGTCGGCTACTATCTAAGCGAAGGCGGATTAAGCACAAAATGGAAACGAAAACCAAACTATGTTATAACCTTAGCTCAGAAAGATGCTGAAAAAGCTGAAAAGATAAGGAATTGTTTGAAACGTTGCGGGCTATCCTTCACAGAATACAAAGATGGAGACTTAACAAGATGGAACGTTTACGGCAAACAGGTTTGGAGCTGGCTGAAAGAAAACTGTGGAGAACACCATTACAATAAACATGTTCCTCGTGAGTTTTTGAACCTTCCGTTAGCGCAGCTTAAAGTGTTGTTTGATGCGTTGATGCTTGGGGACGGAACAAAGGATAAGCGTCATAATAGAACAAACATGGCTTATTACACAACTTCAAAACCCCTTGCCGAGGACATGTTAACAATTGCTTTGAAACTTGGGTTTTCCGCTCACATAATATTAAGCTTTGATAAGAGAGGCAACAGAAAAACTGTTTATCGCGTTCTCATATCAAAAGCAAGAGACAAAGTTGTCAATAAAATCGAGAAGGTCCAATATAAAGGCAAAATTTACTGTTTCGCCACTTCCACAGGCTTTTATGTGACTATGCGAAATGGAAAGCCAGCCATTCAGGGAAACACAGCTGAAGTGATTATGCAGGAATACGTGACAAGGCTCCGCATGATTCAGGAAATTATTGGCGACACTTTGGAAACAGTGTTGTTTAAGCAGTTGATTGAGGGTGAATTCGGCGAGGGTGTGGAGATTCCAAAGGTCAAGTGGAAGCCTATTTGGGAGCCTACTATACAGGATAAAGCCAAGTTTCTCGGCGACCTTGTTGACAAGGGTATTATATTGCCAAAAGAGGCACGCCCACAGTTAGGCTTTCCAGAGGAATATCCGATAAGCACGCCTGAGGAGCTACAGGCGATACTGCATAAAAACGGGAAGCTTAAGGGGCTTAAGTAATTACGGGGGTTAAGCTTGGCTTTCTTCGGATTTCCAAAACGTGGAACACAGCGAATCTACGCTTACCGCACTATGGCTGACGAGAAAGTCTGCGATGAATGTTCAGTTTTGGAAGGCAATGAATATGTGTGTGAGGATGAGGAGAAGCCAAACAAATACTTCAAAGATGCAGAGCAGTGGGACGAGGAAATAGACACTTGGAAAGTCAACTTGAACGAGAATTGTCGCTGTTGGCTTGAGCTTGTTGACGTTAACGTTGAGGAATAATCATGCCAGGTTTGGATGAGACGCCTAACACTTTCCGTTATAGGGTTCAGGATCCAGATAAGTTTGACAAGTTTCGAGTTAAACCCATCACAAACGGTGTGAAGATTACTTTGGGAAGAGTTAAGGGCACAGACCGCTGGGAAATTCAGAATTATATTTTCGATAAATCCCGCTTCAAAGACAGCAATAGCGTTAGAAACTGGCTTGAGAAGCATTTGAAAAGTGAAATCCAGTTTTTGTTGGACTTTAAAGCTTGGAACGAGCTTCGTAAACGGTTTTTGAAGGCTTACCTTGACATTTCAGAGGTAAGGCAAGCTTGAGTTTCGCCTGTAGGAAGCTTTGCGGTAAAGACCTTAAACGTCCACATTTCTCATGTTTAGCTTGTCGGTTAAGGCGTTTAGTTTACGGTAAACTTGACAGGCGAAAATACAGGTTTGACAGGCAAACGGGGCTTGTGGTTCCCAACGTAAACTTTAGCGTTTACATGCTTGTAATTGATGGGAACCGAAGGTTCGCCAAGGTTAAGGGTTTACTGCTTAAAAAAGTGTTGGCACTCGCCGAGTTCCTCGCGTGTTAACTCGGCTCTTTTCATGGGCATCAAATTACCAAAAGAGGTGTAAAAAGAATGAGTTTTGAAGCTGCGAAATGGACAACTGCATACATCAATGATTTGCCAGATTCCGCCTTCGCTCTCATCGAGCCTGGCGGCGAAAAGGACGAGGAGGCAAAACCGTTCCGAGGACATTGAGGCATCTACCTCACCATAAGCCAAACGGAGACATTGACCTTCCACATTTGCGAAATGCCATGGCACGCGTGACGCACATTAAACCTGCCAATATGAGTAAGGATGAGGCTGTCAAAAAAGCCCATGACCATCTTTTGAAGCATTACAAGGACTTGGGCATGACTCACCCGAAATGTAGCGTTCCAGGATGTGAAGGTTACTATCCAAAAGAACAGAAGAAAAGCATGCTTGAAGATTGGCAATCATTCAAAAGTTGGCAAGAGGCTTTCTTTACCGCGCATGGTAAACAAGTTGCAATGGTTTACTAAAAATGGGTAAAAACCACAAGAAAAGGCGGAAACTTCGCCGACTGAAAATTTTAGGTTTAGTTTAAGGTGTCCATTTTTTGGTTGGAAAAATTAACATTTCCATTTGCACACGCCGAGAATTGAAGCCTGAATGGGTCTTATGTTTTGGCAGCGTGCTTGGCCAAGCCTTTATGCTTGCTGGTGTTGAGAATGTGCGTTGGAACATTAACACTGCTTTCCCCTTGGACCTTGCGAGGAATCAGTGTGTTAAGGAAGCTTTAGCGTGGAATGCTGATTACGTCCTATTCTTAGATGATGATGTTTTGCCGCCGAGTGATGGATTAGTCAAGCTTGTTATGGATGCTGTGCCAATAGTTGGCGGATTATACTTTGACAGGCGACCACCTTACACGCCTATGATTGCTCGCAGGAAAAATCGCGATAAGCCTTGGGTTTTAGGTGAAAAAGTTGAGTGGGATGTTGATTTCGCTCGGAATTATCCTCATGATAGGTTTGTTGAAGTTGACGCGACAGGGTTAGGTTTCATGTTGATTAGACGGGAAGTTTTTGAGAAAATATCGGAGCCTTGGTTTGTAATCCAGCCAAGTTATGGGGAAGATTTCAGTTTCTGCTGGAAAAGCCAGCAGGCGGGATTCAAAATTTACGTTGATACAAATGTCAAATGCTTGCACATGGCGGATTTGTTTGTTGGAGAAGAGCAAACACTTCGAGAGTTTTATCAAAATTGGAAGTTTCAACAGTCATTTAGAGATAAAATGTAAAAGTAATTTGAGGTGAAATGTGAAATGCAATTGAAATATTACGTGCCATTCAAAGCTGTTGAGCAGGGTGAAAAGGCACAGTTCGCTTTGAAAGAGGGTTTAATCAACATTGAAGGGGTCGCCATAGACACAAGCGTAAACGCTAACAAGTGGCAAGTTCCAAAAGAAGACCTTCAATATATTGTGGACAGCCTTAAAGGTGCACAACTTCGAGTTGACCATGCTGAATCAGCGCTTATGGTTATGGGTAAAGTTGTGGAGTCAACGCTTGACGGAGACAAAGTTTTATTCAGAGCCGAGGTTGGCGATGAAAGACTCATCGACAAAATCATCAGGGGCTACGTTACACATGTTAGCATCCAAGTTGACAGTGACGAGGTTGAATGCAGCAAATGTAAACGTCCAACACGTAAAGAGGGAAGGCTTGTCCACCTTTGCCCTGGCGCTTGGGAAGTTGTCCGCAAACCAAAAGTTCGAGAATTAAGCATTGTTGCATCTCCAGCTTACCAGAACACAAGTTTTCAACCTTTAGGCTTTTACGCAGCCATGAATGAGGCTCAATGGGGCGCCGTTCTCGAATCATTATGCAAGTCTGGCATAATCGAGAAGCCAGAATCACAGTCATCTGTTAAAGGTGATAATGTGGGTTCTAAGCCATTGGAAAGGCTGCAAGAACCTGAAAACAAAACTTTAAACAAGCAAAATGAGGTGAAGCCCATGTCCGCAAACGCGGAGCAGAAAGCTTCACCACAAGTGGCACAGGCAACCGTAAACGTTGCT